TCAAAATTTGGCGGTTGTAAAGAGTTGTTATATTCTGTTAAAAAGTTTATATTAACATCTGCAGAAGCTCCGTGCCAAACTCCAGCCCTACACACTGCTATAGTTTGAATACCTAGCGGAGCAGAAATTGGAATAGGTGTTTTTGTCGTTACTACCGAAGTTGTATCTAAATCTTTTACAACATCTTTCCATTCAAAAAATTTATCTCTTTGAAAAAATGCAATTATATTGCCACTAACATTTGTTTTAACAGAGCCAACTCTTTTATATTTAGTATAACCAGCTGGCAAAGATGGAGTTGTTGCATTTGTTGAAAATATAGCATCACTTACACCGCTTGTAGGGTTGTGTATTGCATAGCAATGATACCAAGTGCTATTAGCTTTTGTGCCAGTATCTAGTCCGCCTTGATTATTGCCAGCAGTCCACGAAGCATCAAGTCTTTTAGTCATTGCAGATAAAACAGCCTGCCCTGAGCCATCAGCAAATTGAAAATTGCCAGCGGTGAAATCAATGTCGTTATCGGCATCAGTTGAGTTGTTGGCAATAGTTATTGGTTTATTAAGATAAGTTAAGCCTTTATTGGTTGTAGTAATGTTAAGAGCAGAAGAGAGCGGACTTAATAGAAAATCAGTGCCGTTATATCTTAATTCTACATATCCACTAATATCGCCAGCAACAACAGCCGTGCCATCGGCTTTTTTAATGTTTTTAGCTCCAAGCCCAGCAAGATTAACAATCGGTGTTGTAGTGGTGTTAGCATTGGTTGTAATAAATCTAATAACCATCCCATTTATGTAGGCAGTAGGAGTTTTAAAACTACCAGCTCCAATTAATGTATAACTATTTGCAACTCCATTTTCTGTGTAAAAATTGCCAGAATTTGTGTAATTAGCAACAGCTTTCGCTACTTGCTCTAAAACATTAGCATCTAAGCTTTGTCCCGAGCTTGTTATAAGATTATTAATCTCGGCAAGTTGATTCCACTCTACGGCTTGTAAGGTGTCGCCTTCGACTTTATTAACTAAAATATTAGACATATCTAAAAACTATTATTGTATTTGACGGTTTGATTTTATTAAAAAACAATTTTAAAATATTTGCAGGGCTTGTTGAAAATTTAAAAGTAAATTTAAAAGGAAAGCCATTTGGTTTTAACGACTTATCTATATTAACAACAATAACAAATGGTCTTGATCCTTGACTAACCAATAAAACTGGAAACTTGTAAGTGAATTTGCAATATTGAAAAGCAGGCTCGACTTGAATATTGAAACCCAGTATTTTTGCAATATTTTCGAATTGCTCTTTAGTTTCAGCTTTTGACCCAGCTATTTTTAACAAGACATTTTTTCTTCTAGTTTCGATATCACTCGCCACACTAAAAACATTATCAGGAATACCAACGGCTTTTTCCCACTCTTCTATGAATAATAAGCTATGATTAATATTATAATTGTCAATAATATCCTTTGCATTTTCTCGAAAATCTAGCCAGCCTTCAGCAAGCCCAAGCAATACTTTATACAAGTTGCTATCTTCTTTATTCTTAGCTTCGTGAAGGTTATCGTTCCTTAGATAATTAGCTAATACCCTAGCTTGTTCTTGTTGTGTTCTGCTCTCTATCATTAGAATGTAATATTTCTTAAGATTGGCAATTGGTTGCTAGTTATATCAATATTACCAACTGGTTGTGATAAAATAAAAGCAGGAGTTTTGCCTTGACTGTCTACTGTTGAAAATATAACATTTTTATAAGTCGCTTCGCTAATATCCTTGCCTAAACTGACCTCCACACTTTTAAAATAATCAGTCAATCTATCAATAATAGCTTGTCGCATCTCAGCCGTATTAGGAGTGAGTGAACTAAAAGTAAAATCGATATAAACAGGTTGCGGAGATAAAACTAAAACCATACTGTCATCAGTATTTGCAGGCTTTATACCTCCGTTTTTTGTATCAGTAATTGAAAGTTTAGCCTCAGCAAGTTGTGTGGAGTTTGGAAGTATACTTATTTCTTTATCATTTACAAAATATATTGATACATAGCCAGCACTCGGGGTTGCATCATATACCCAAACCCTAGTAATTGCAGGAATGTTATTAATCAAAAATGATTGTATTCTAGCATTAGTAAAGCTTGCAGTGTTATTAGCCCAAGCATATAATATCCTTGTTCTGTAATTGTCTTCTGTTTCAGCATCAAGTCCACCTGTTAAGCCTTCATAGCCAACAAATGCAAAATTATCTACATTTTCTATTGGCGAAACTAATTCTAGTTGACTACCATTAGTTGCATTGCCAATCGTTCCTAACTCTCTTGATAACACTTGCACTCTTGCAAAGGTTGCAGTTGCATTAATTGAGCCAGTCGCAGGGGTTGTAGGAGCATTAGCAACTTGGTAGGTAAATTTATTATAATCAGTAGCGGTAATAGTTGCAGTTATATTATAATCGGTTTGATTTGCACCAGCAATTATAACTTGCATTCCGCTTGCTAGATTATGATTATCGCTTGTTGTTGCCGTTGCGGTTGTTCCTACCCTTATTAATGAGGTTATATTAATTGATTGTGTTGCAATTGCAGTAGTCGCTAGAGTATCATATTCTGTGCCGTCGGCTTTTTGCAATATTGTATTTGTTGGTATTTGAGTAGAGGCAGTGCCTATTAGGTTAATATACCCACTTGCTTTTTGGCTAGTCTTTATTGAAAGCCCTAGCATTTCGCCCCAAAACTTTAGATATTCATCGGTTGCAGTCTGTGGGAAGAGTTGTTTTAATATTTGTTTTAGCAATTGGTTGTTATCGTCAATACCCGCAGATAACGAGCTAACAAGTCCGCCAAGAAGACTATTGCGAATATTAGGATCGATTTGCTTCTTTATATCAGTTTGTCCAGTATTGACAGACATTAGCAACGAGCTAACCATCATTTGTTGGACTTCTTGTAATGTTTTAGTTATTATCGGCATTGTTAAAAAGTATAGCTTGTTTTAGCATTAAAGGTGTCGGTTGTAGCAATATTAACAATATATTGATTATTAGCAATCTCGACATTACATTCAATATCATTAAGATAATTGTCATCGACTAACCATTGCAACCCTTCGTTTATCGTGTCTTGTAAATCTTCTTTATTGGCTTCGTCTATTTTATTTTGCGAAGTATATAACCAATATAACGAACCTACTTCATAGCCATTGACTAGATTAAATTGATTAGTAAAATCGCCTCTTCTTTGGTCTACTTGTGGCACTTGTAATGGGTCGGCTCTTTTTTCGCAGAATATAGACATTAATATAGCCGTTTTTAAATCATAAGCAGATTTAAAGTCGCCATTCTCAAAGTCAATATCAAAGTAGTTATTATTTGTTAGGGTTAGGTCAATCATTTTTTACTTGATTTTTTATAATAATAGTTGATAATATTGATATTATTAATTTTGTCAATAAATAAATGCAAATAGTCGGTATCTTAGCAATTGAAAATAACTTAGCAAGAGTTCAGCTCGATGATGGCTCGATAATAGACGGAGCTAAAATTATCTACCCAGCAGGCTTTTTTGCTAATATAGAAATTGACGATAATTCGTTAGGGATGCTTTTTAAAGATGGTAACAATGATTATGCTTTTGTTTTGCCAATAAATATTGTATCTCAGCCACTTTTAGCAATAAATGAAGTGGCTCTTGGTAATTTTAAACAAAACAGAACAATTAAAATAGCAAGCGATATAACATTAAATGCAGATACTAAAGTAAATGCTAAATTTGAAACCACAAACGAAACTAAATTACAAGGCAAGCTATTCTTAACACATACACACTCAGGAGTGCAGAGTGGCGGTTCTAATACTGGTTCGGTAGTTTAGTTATCTATATTTATCAGCTAGGTCGCCGTTAAATGTTTTGAAAAACTTTGCAACTTGAGGCGATAAAAGAGGGTTGTCATCAAAACTAGAAAAACTACCAATATTACAAATTGATAAGGCGGTTTTGCTTCCGCTACTATCTTGACTATAATTAACACCTTGTATTAAAAATGAACCATTAATATTATTAGCTTGGTCTTTTAGTGCTAAAATAGTGTTAGGTTGCCATAACAAGCCAGTTGTAATGTTAGTTAAGAAGCCTTGTACTTCAGTATTATATCTCGCTCCCTTGCCTCTCTTTACTGCCATATACCAATTAGCAACACTCTCTAAAGTCTGCCTATTAGCATTATTGCCAATTGAAACTATTAGTCTTTTTTTAGTGCTTGCTCTTTCATCAGTAAATTCTACTTTTTGCTTTAATCTTTTTTTTGAGTTATCTGTTTTTTGTGAACCAATTATTCTAATGTATTTGTAAGTCTCGTTGCTGTCTACCGAAAGTGAGCTACTTAAAGCATTAATTCCGCCGCTTGTCAAATTAACACCGCCAACGGCTAAATCCGCTCCCTCTCTTGTTATTACAATATCGCCATAGGCATCAGTGATTAAAATAACATTTAACAATCTTGCTAATTTGTCAAAAAAATCAAATATTTTTTGGTCTTTTTCAGCAACAAAAGATTTGCCAAGTAGTTTAGGTAATGTTTTTATATCGCTTTCAATTCTAATATTATTATAACCATTATCATCTAAAACAATTCTAATTAGTTTAAGGAAGTCATTTTGCTTGTATTGTTTTGGCAAAATATAACTATCAATTAGCTCGGCAGTTTTATCCCTGCCAGATACTGTTATGCTGTGTTGATTAAAACCTTGGTTATGCTCTATTGCTTCGACCAGCCCTGTAAAAACAAGTTCATCAGCAATATAAATAACAACATTAACACCTTGCCTTATTTTTACTTTATCAGCAGTCGATTGAGTGATTGTAAAAGAAAATGAACCGCAGAAATTTTCAATTGATTTATTTAATGTAAAATCATTAACTTCATTAATAACAATACCGTTGCACGATATTTCTACTTTGTCGCTATTCAGCATATTTAAGAACCTTTATGACACCACTAATATTGCTAGTGTCTTGAAAAGAATTGATACCAATAATTAAATCTTTATTATTTTCGCTGTCATTTCCATATAAACTAAATAGAATTTTAGTTAATGGTGTAGGGTTGGCAACTTCATAATCAATAAGGTTTGGCACACTTAATCTTAATTGGTTAAGATAATTGATTGCTTGATACCTTAGTTGTTGCAAATTATCGATTATGCTAAGATCGCTTATAAGTGAAAAATCTATCTTAGAAAAACCATTTTCTAAATCAGCAATAGCATTATTTAATTCTTGAGTATTGCTATAATCAATTACCGCCGAAGTTTCATAACCAAGAGTGAGGGCATTAATTCTAACGGCTTGATTGATTAAGTTTTGGTTATTTCTAATATCGATTGAGTTTTGCGAATTGCCGATTTGATCCCTGTCTTTTTTGTCAATACCGAATAAATCTTTGCAGGTTTTAAATAAATCTTTACTACTTTCAAATGCAACTCCTAGATTATCAAAAGCAATCTTAATGTTGTTAAATAGTGTTTTAGGGGCTTTTACAAGGCTATTAGCGGAGCCGATTATTTGATTAATCGAGGTAGAAAAATCGCCAAGACTATCGCCAGCACCAGCAACGGCACTAGCAGTTTGGTTAATGGTTGTTGCTACTTCAGTTAGGGTATCTACGGCACTGTCGAATTTTTCTTTAGCATCTTTTACAGTTGCAATAGCTTTGTCAAAATCATCTTCATAAGCTCCCAATATATCGCTCTTTAGTTGAGCTAAAAAGCCCTTACCTTTTTTGTCTATACCTCCTTTTTTGCTTACCTCGACAAATTCAAAATTAACATCCACAGTCCCTATGGCAGTCTTGCTATCAGCAAAAGAATATTCCGTGACATAGCCATAAAACTTTTTGTAAAATGGCAACGATAAATTGCCAGCCTTAGGTTCGTCAAAAGCTTTTTGCAATTTATCTCTTGCGGAGTAGTTTTTATTGCAATCTATAATACACCTAATACTAATCTTTTTTAGCAAGCGACCAAGGGTCTCTATATCTCGTCTATCAGTTTTAGGATATTCAAATTCAGCAAATTTAATTCCACCCTTTAAATTGTTATTAATCTACAAGAAGGCTCTATAGTTGCTGATAGTTCCGCAAAAATAGTAACTCAACTTGAAACTATTATTATTAATCTTATCCCTAACTTCGAGGCTTAATTATGGCAATACAAGATAAACCATTATTGATTGTAAATGGCAAAACTATACCTTATAATTCTAAAGTAAGTTTTACAGACGGAACTCCTGAAATTGAAACCTCTGGTCAAATCGGCGGCCCACCAATCAAGAGAAAAAACTATGAAAATGCTTTTTCTGTGATTAAAGTAAGTATTCGCTATTCTCAAGATACTGAGGCAACTATTAATCAAATTATGCAAAATGGCGATAATAACACTATTGAATATGGCTCTAACAGATGGACTGGTGCTGTCTTAAAAAGCAATATGATTGAAAGGTCGTATGGTGAAGATGTAGATTTAGAATTTAATGCTAACCCACTTTTTGCATAATGAAAATACAATTAACAAAGCCTTTAATCAACTCATCATTTAATGACAATGGAGCTAATATTTTTAAAGATATTAGTTTCATTTATCT